TGTAACAATTTGGTAACCTAGGTGTTTGTGCTGGTCAAGCCCTTTGCCGCCTTCTCCAGCGTCAACAAATCACCCCACATGATGTGCGTCTGTACCCCCTCAGTGGCCGGGGAGTGAGGTCTGCCGTACCGACAGACCCCTACCCTCACCCCGTGGTCGTATAGCCACAGCCTCCTCTCCGCCCACGTGGCGGCCTCCCACCAGTCCCCGAAGGTGCTACCTAGGCTCACTACCGAAGACCCCCCTACAGAGCCCTCAGAACGCTTCTGGAGATCCCTCAGCCTCCTTACCAGTCTCCGGGATCGCTCCTCGTAGTCCTCGTCTCCTCCGTCGTAGTCGTACAGAACCCCGTCGTCGTACTCCGTCCTCAGGTCCCGAAGGGCAGCCCTTACAGACGCTATTTTCTCCTGAATATCGTTTTGTGGGGTTTTGACTACATCTACCCGAGGAAGTTCTCCCAGACGATCCGCTACCGCTTCGTAGACCAGACCTTCCAGGAACTCCCGGTTAATTCCGCGAGATTGACAGGGTCGATCTTTCCGCTTCACCGAGGAACACCTATACGTAGCCACCTTCCGTTTAGGTGCATGAAGATTGTAATTAAGACCACACTCAGAGCAAACCACTATGCTCCTTAGGTGGCTGACGTTCCTTTCCTTACGAGTCCTCATATACCGCTGAGAAGACTCGTCTAGTTTTTTCTGGAGACGAATCCATCGGCTATATGGGATCAAGGCTTCCATCCCTTTGATCGGTTCCCCGTCCTCATCTCTCATAATTTTACCCTTGTATGTCATCAGTCCGGCCAACGCCGGATTCCTCATCATATTTAAAACCGTCCTCGTCTCCCACATGTTCGTACCAGACACCCGCTTCCTCTCAGGAGTGTTTTTCTTCGTCCTCATCTTCTTAGTAATACCCTTCTCCCTACCGGCTTCCTTGTCCATAATCGAACGAAGAGGAAGATGTCCTTCCTCCCTCAACCAGTCTCTTACCGCTGTTGCACTTTTAGGTTCTGTCGGATGATCCAACATGTCGATCATTTTTAGGGTTATTTCGGACCTCTCTGCGTTCAACACAGGCAACCCGTCAGGTCCTACTTTCCGCTCACACCAATACGGAGGAATACCTCCGAACCATTTACCGGCTTGGCGAAGATGCTTCTGATTATCACCAATCCGTTTGCGGATCGTTTTAAGTTCGAATTCACTGAAAATGCTCAGGATCTTGGCCACCATCTGGCCAATGTCGGTAGACAGATCTACCCCGTCATCCACCGCGACAACCAGGATTCCGTGCTCTTCAGCCCACAGCAGTAGGCTGGCAAAATCCCGAGTAGACCGACTCATACGGTCGATTTTCATATACACGAGTGCGTCGAACTCGTCAGGACGACGGAGCCAGGGACCTAGACCCTCACGCTCCCACGGGTCGATGTCGCCGCTCACGTCCACGTCCACCGCTTCGCCGACGACCGACCCACCCTTGAGGGTGGCCCATGCCCGTCCTCGCTCTAGCTGCCGTTCTACGCTGGTACTCCGGTCGCTCTCCTGTGAGAGTCGGGCACCTACCACGATCCTCAACGGTCTCTCGGTAGTGATGGCCATGTGTCTCCAATCAGAGGGTTACCAACTAGATAATAACCATGTGACTTATACCCGGTTGGTAACTTTGGACTAGGGAACAAAAAACCCCTGGTCGGGGCGGGAGACCAGGGGTTGCGGGTTAGGCGTTAGCTAGACCTACTAGGAGCCTGCGGAGGGTGTCCTCATCGGTAGACCATCGACCAGCGTCGTCTAGCTCTCGACGCATACGGCGTTGGCGGTTCTCCGCTGCTAGGTCCTCCGGGGAGTAGAGCGCGTACAGCCTGACGGGAGGAGCCAGGTACATGTCCCGCTCTATCAGTCGACGAGGGGAGGGAGGCAGAGGAGCCACACGGGGTGCCGAGGGGGTCGACGGGGTGGGGGCCGGGTAGGCCACGCGCTGGCGTCGCCTCAGGTTCCCGATGAGGGATGTCTCCAGGGGAATCAGGCGACGGGCGCCAACGGCCACACACGTACTTACTGTGCCAAGGGCAATAAGTGTTACAAACGTGCTAATATGACGCATAGGTCAGTCCTTCGACGCTAGGTGACAGGGACTGGCTCAGGCCTCCGGCAGGTGTTCCACCACCACCGGGGGCCGTTTTTGTGCCGTGGTACGGACCATACACCACCTAGAGCGCAGTGTCTCCACTCCTGGAAACTCAGGACATAAGGAAGTAAAGTAAGGCTTACCTAACGGTAAGATGATACTGTCTCGTAACCGACGCCCCTCTGTACATAAGGGACACATAAAAATACGATGTGACACAGGTCATGTAGTTGAGGTTGACAGTCGGCCTGTCACAACCGTAAGGTGATGTCCGTAGCAGGGGGGAAAACCAACAGTTAGAGAGGGCGACGTGAGTCGGCCACGCACGGTAGAGGTCCCCGAGCTGCGGGCTCTGATAGCAACAGGAATGACCAGTGATGAAATCGCTGAGACACTGGGAGTGACCAGGAGGACCGTACAGAGATACAAGAAAAGATATGGCCTCATAGAGAGGGAGAAAAAGCTCCCTTGGACACTGGCCAGAGAACACCAGGAATCCACACCTCATCAATACCTGAGGGCGCTAGAGAACGGGGCGCAAGGTAAGTACGAGGATCAGCTCCCCAGTGCTCAAACATGGGCCAAGGGGATCGTGGAAAAAGGTAAGGACGTAGGCTATAATGAGGATCATGAGGGTACAGAACTTTCACATGCGGGGGGTTTCTACCTCAAGGACCCCCAGGGTGAGTATTACCTGAAAAACCTACTTGCTCGCTCATATGCCACACCCCAGAGGTAGGGGGTGTGGCCCCCATCCCCCATACCCCGCTAATAACCCCTAGCTCATCTATCCCGTCAGGGTATAAACGGAGCGAATAAATGGTATTGGCTGTCAAATCATCTGGGACTGATTCTAGCGGCAGCTGTAGAGTCACCGTGACGGAAAAAGAGGGTGCCGTTGAGGTCAGGATGCCTTACCGAATGAGTCCCTATGAGAAAAAGAGGCTAAAGGAGGTGATGGGGGGTATATGTGATTTCGAGTCGGTGGAAGATGTTTACGGGGGGGAAGAGATATGTCTGATCTACAGGTGGTAGCTAGGCACCGCTCTGTGTCACAGTTGACCACGTATGCGGCCTGTGGTGAGCGGTACAATCTGGAGAGGGTGGAAAGGGCTCCCCAGCTCCCGGCCGCGTGGACGGTACAGGGGGTGTCGTTCCACACAGCTATTGAGGAGTATGAGAAATCCGGTCGAACAATGTCCTCCCGAGAGGTAGAGGACGTTTTCAGGGAGTCATGGGAGAAAGGGATTGCTGACGGGAAGTCACGCGAGCCCAACTTGTCGAAATGGCTCCGAGGGGGTAGGAAGACAACCGAGAGGGATATCTCGGACAGGCTCACTCTGGGACTTCAGCAGGTGGACGACTATATTTTGTACGTGGAGTCGTCCCACGATAGGATCGCCACCATGCCCGATGGAACCCCAGCTATTGAAGTGGGGTTCCGTCTTGACCTAGGTGGGGTTGAGGTAGTAGGTTACATTGACCAGATCGTGGAAGACCGGTACGGTAACCTGAAGGTTCGGGACCTGAAAACCGGTAATGAACCGGTTTGGCCCGTTCAGCTGGGAGTCTACCGACTGGCGATGTTGGACGCACTGAGCGTAGACATACAGTACGGGGACTATTACCTGGCTAAAAAGCAGGAGACCACCAAGCCGGTCGATCTCCGGAAGTTGTACCCCCGGGATAAGGTCACGAAAATGTTTCAGTCCCTTGACAAGGGCTTCCGAAGTGGTATCTTTATCCCTAACCCCGGCAACTGCTTCACTTGTTCGGTGAAGCACAGCTGTTGGGCGCAAGTGTAGTAGCTCACACGGTTTTGATTTGACAAGTTCTGTCACTACCGTATAAGCTACAAAGTGTAGGCGGGGAAGTTGACCGGAACCTACAGGATTCTTGAAACGAAAATAGAGATGTGCGGGTACGAACGCAGTAGCTAGCGTGCCTAAGCCGCAAAAGCCACGAAGTGGATAATCATTCGGTTGATGATTCCACAAGGTGGAAGTGGGCGGACGTGGTGGTACACGCACACTAGGTTGCACCTATATTTTTACTTACTTATGGCACACCCGTAAAAGGTGTGCTTATTTCAGGACGGTTATGTCACAGCCGTAAAAGTAAAAGAAACAGTACTACACTACTACTAAAGGAGGGGCTTGTATCACCTGACTAGGGCTAGGCAGTCCGCTAGGTCCGCAGGTGAGCCCGTACCTGATGTGTGGAAGACCCTGTCAGCCGGGACCGTCCGATTCAGACGTAGTCAGCTACATATGATCGCGAGCGGTCCCGGCGTAGGCAAGAGCGCAATGGCGCTCACGCTAGCAGTGCGCAGCGGCGCATCCGGCCTGTATTTCTCTGCTGACTCAGACGAGATCACACAGGCAGCTCGCGCCGCTGCCATGCTCACGGGGGATTCCATGCTGGATGTGCAGGCAAACCTGCGAACTGGCAAGTACGATGCTGAATTGAACAGCATCAAAAATCTAAGGTTCATTTTCGACCCTTCACTGACACTAGACATCATTGAGGAGTCGGTACTCGCCTACGCTGACCTGTGGGGGAAATGGCCAGAAATTATTATCGTAGACAATCTGCTGAACATTACAGCGGATGGGGACTCGGAGGGGTACCAGGCAGACGAAAGCATCCTGTCGTACCTACATGAAATGGCAAGAACCACTCAGGCATGCGTCGTGGTTCTACATCACGTGACAGGACAGTACGATTCAGGAACCGACCCAGTCCCACTATCCGGACTAAGAAATAAAGTGTCGAAACT